TTCTAATACACCAGTAGATAATCCACCAGTAATAGCAAATCTATCGTCTTGATATCGTGGTGCATTTAAACTAAAACTAGCGTAAGCAGTTGAATACTTAAAAAATTTCCAAACTTCATTTTCTGCAAACAAAGATGAGGTTAGTAATAAACCTATTAAAATTTTCTTTAACATCTGTTTTCTCCTATTTTAGTGATAGTATCTCAATTATAAATATTAATTAGTATCAAATCTTACTACAAAACTTAATGCCATGTCCTTATCATTTTTAATTGGTTTAGCAGTTTTACCTATTGCAACCAATTCGTTTGAATTATTATACAATCCAATCGTAGTGACATATGTAGCAAAATGTGAGTGTGTAGCCTCACCAATCAATTCTGTACCTATTTCATATTTTTCATTTTTATATGAACCTGTTGCGAATCCAGTTAAACCATATGGATACCCATCGTACATTGTATTTTTTAAAGTTTTGTGTAAATCTGTTGATGCTGGATATGCACTACCTGAAAATGATACACTACCACTTTGACCAACTTTTAAACTTCTATTTGTAGTATGTTGAAAATCATTTTCTCCAATTGCACACACATATTCTCTTTCATAAATAGTTTGTGTGGAATCAAATTGTAAACTGAATCCATTAGAACCAGTAGCTATACCAACATTACTATAAGAACCGGTGTCGGTTATTACTACCAATCCATAATCATAAAATACATTACCAACAATACTACCACTACTATTACTATCTAAATATTTTCTTGAATAACTAGAACTGTATGCAACATCATATAAATTGCCCCTACCATCATCCTGTATGATAATTGTAGTATCTGTACTATCATCTGTTAGTCTCACAGAATTAGTTTTTATACTCTCACCATATAATTCTTGTGGAATTGATATTACATTTGCAGTGTCATGTAATTGTCTTGTAAAAGGTCTACGTAATATTATTTTAGATGGTTTATCAGGAAGGTCATATAAATGTCTAGTTTCTGTGTATGATATTACAGCCTCGGATGAAGTTGGTACAGCATTTATATAATCTACATTATTATCTCCAGGATAATTTATAAGGGTATTAGAAATACCACCATTACCATTGGGATCAACTTCGTACATCTGTTTTAAATCTCTGTAAAACATATTATTTATAACATAATAATTTGGAATGCTATAAAACGAACTACCTGATAGAGTAGTTTTTAAACCAGTATCAGTTTCCCAACCATATAGATCGGCAGTTGTAGCTTTAGTTATTTGAAACGGATAGACACCACTACCAGTATCATTATTTGTTACCGTGAATGTTTTATTAACTTCAAATGATGAAATTAATATATCCGAAGATTCAAGATTCTTGAATTGCATTTTAGAATCCTATTAGAAGTCGAGTTTTACTTTGATAAGAGCTTCTCTCGCTGTTGACTTTAAAATTGGTTGACTTAGTTTTGCTATTGCTAATAACTCACTATCGTTATTATACAACCCAACACTAGTTATATAAGTTTTTGGATCACTATTTAAACCAGCTATAACTTGTTTAGTACCAGCTGCTGATTGGGTATAGAAAGTTTCATTAGTCGTTGAATTAAATTCTTGTGAAGTAGCTCGGATAAAATAATGAGTTGAAGAAATTTCTTCTTTTCTTCTCATTTGAAAATACCCACCATCTCGAACAGCAAAAAAGAAACTTTTATTATTTCTATCATCACTATTTGAACCACTAACTGTTTTTAAATGTAATCCAGCTCCGTTTAATCTTTCTGGATTTAATAACAAAATACCTAGAGATGGGTAAAAAGTTCCATATGAACCATCAGTACCTTCTGCAGAAGCTGCAGTTTTTATCACCGTACCACCAATTAAACTTCCACTAACAATATTATATTCAGGTGCAAAGTTTCTTTGAAAATTATTACCACCTGCATTTACAGAAGAATCATCTATTAACTTTAACATTGAACCAGTAACACCGGCAATATTACCTTGAGCACTTGAACTTAAATGAAGTTCCCAACCACCAGGTTCAATAGCTTCTCTCATTCTTGATCTATTAAGAACTATGGCATAAAATTGTTTAGATGTAGTATTGTCTTGAAAAGTAAAATTTGTAGTTTCAGGTGGATTTATTAAACTATTAAATTGTCCAAATACAGCCGCTGTAGTTCTATCACCAGTAGCACCTTTTGTACCTAAAGAACCACTTCCATCTCTATTACCATAGGTCACTCCAAATTGGACAGACGCAGAAGCATTTTGTGATGGGTTGTATCTATACACATCTATACTATAATCTCCAGTATTTGTGTATTGTGTTGATGACGAGAAAAAAGTTTCTATACTTGATGCCCCATCTTGCCAAATACCAGATGTTACAATTCCAATGTCACCGGCTATGTCTTGGTCTGAAAAATTTTTATACATAATTTACCCTATATTAATTTAATTGTTTTAGTATGATGTTCCACCAGGCCCTGTAGCTGCTCCTACACCAGAGGCTCTATTTGTAGTACTTCTTTGTCTCTGATTTGGATCGATGTTAGAAGCAGGATCGGCTTTAACAGAAATAGTAACTACATTGGTTATACCAGAAGTTACACCTATTATTGTTACTGTTGTTGTAGCAGATACATTAACAGATTGTGCTACCAAATTAACAGAATCTGCAGATAATGTTCTACTAGTGGCACTACTTGAAAATTTAACAATATTTGTATTTTCAATTGTAAATGTATATTGTTCTGTGGGTGCTCCTGTAGTAGATGGGTTTAAAGCAATATTTGCATTTGTATCTACATTACTATAATTTAAACTATCAAGTACAACTTGAGCTCCAGCAAGACTTTGATTTACAAGAAAACTTCTAAAATTTGTTCTATTTGGTGTTGCCTCCAATAAAGACATATTTTCTATTACTGATCCATATGAATCAGTTCCATTTGGATGAGTAACATCATATAAAGTATAATCTACTTCCTCATCACTTAATGAAAATTTTACAATATTTAAATCACCACCCTCAGATAGTATTTCTCTACCCCTTTTAGTTAGAATGGCATCAACTGTAATGCTTGAATTATCTAAAAATCCCATATTATTATCTCCAAAGATTTGTATATTGATATAACTTGACTAACAATAAATATATGTTATATATATTTTTTATCATTTATTTTCTCTATTAGTCTTACCTCTTCTCTTCTTACGAAATCCTCTACTACGTTTACCAGAACTAGATTTACCCCCACTACTAATTACATTTAAGTTTGAATCTCCCATATCACTTGGAACTGCAATTGTTGGTGAAGTTGTTCTAATTACTACTGGAAGATCACCATCTAATGTTGTAGATTTTGTATTTTTAACACCCTCATAAAAAGACCTGTTTAATGCAGAACTATTTTGATACTCAGTATCTAGTTCACTAATATGCAATGATCTTGAGGTATATAGGTTTTCAAATGGATCAATACTATATCTACTACTTTTATCAAAATCACCTGAACTTGTATAGAAAAATTTATATTCTTGATTAAGTTCTGATTTTCTACTATCCATAACAATAGACATGGTAACCTCTTGAAATTCACGATCTGATCCAATTTTCATTGATGCACTTACATATGTTGCTCTATCGTCATAATTATCATTGAAGTCAAATCTATATAATGATGGTTTTTCAAATGTTTGTGAGGAATCAATTGTACCCTCGTAATTTGGGTATTCCGTTGATATCTTAAATACAGAATGACTAACTTCCACATTAGGTTCATCATTAAAATTCATATTTGATAAATTTATTGCTTTTTCATAGTGGTTCAAAGTAAACGATGGTTGATTTCTTTGAACTGGATTTTTTGATCTTTCAAATAAATTAGGTTCTATTACAGTACCTAAATGTGGTTTTGATCTAGCGGGTATTAATTTTCGTATTTGAGTAAACATCATCTGATCATAATATTTTATTAATCTCATATAATCCCAAAAATCATTTTTACCCGTGTATTTTTGAAAATATTGATTTGCAACATCTTTTAATTCAGGATAATTTAATTTAAAGTTATCTCTTGGATCACCTAGATATTGATTAAAGTCTAAATTAGCAAATGATAGCAAAATATCTTCATTAACAACATCAGTAGGTGAAAAGTATATTCCCACTTTAGGAGAATCTAATGGGGCAAAATCATTTGAACTTATATCAAACCTTTCGTTTACACTTAAATTAGCACTACTTCCACTCAGTACATTATTTTCTATTCGTATCTTTGTAGAACTTCTTCTATTCGGCCCATAATTAGGTATCATAGTTTGAGTTTTATCTTCTACATTTTCAAATGTATTAAGACCACCAAATCCAAATGCATAACCAGTTGATGTTGTGGTTTGATTTGAACTCACATCTCTTATAGTAGTTCCATTTGATAAAATAGTATTATCATCAAATGAATATCTAGTTACTAATGAATGATAGGATGATGATGGTGTGTTACCCACATATGATTTTGGATTAGAAACATGGTTATCAAAAAATTCTTCTTTTAATGGCTCATTCCATAATCTAAATTCCATAATAGAACCAGTTAATTGATTTCCAAATTCATCACTTGGTTTACCACCTATAAATAAATCACCACTACCAGTCCATGAGGCATTAAATGATTGTGATGCTGTGTTAGACCCTGATATAAGCATTGATGTTTCAGATGAAAATAAAATTCTATCCAATCCAGCCTCATACTTTTTAACAAATAATTCATAGTTAAAGGTATCACCTATAGTATCTGTGTTTGTTGGGTTTTTAAAAACATTAATATCATCCCAATAAATTGTAGAATCGGGTTTTACATTTTCTAACCTAACACCTAATTTTGCAGTCTGTGGATATTTTAAAGTTTTTGTTACTGATATCTGTTTCCATTCAGTTTCATTTAATCCAATATTGTTTGAAGTTGCAACACCACCAATTGAATTTAAAGATTTTTGTTGTGTAGCACTTGTATCTTCATCCCAATTCACAACTTCTTCATTTGAATCCAATTCAAATATCCGAAGTCTACCAATAGAATCAACCATACTTGAAGAAACTTTAGCGAATGCAGAAAAAGTAAATGTCTGACCAATAGTAGCATCTGTAATTGAACTTGTAGAATCACCAAATGTAGTAGATGGATTGTTAAAAAATAAAGTATAAGATGTACCAGTTTTTAAATTGTTTTTGTGTTCTAATGCGTTTACTCCTGTTCTTGATACATTTGAACTACTGACTATTTTAATTTCACCACCAAATGCATTATCAGCTAGTGATTGTGTTACAAAGGGTGGATTAAATAAACTACTGACTTCAAAAGATGGATTTGGAAACAAGTTGGTTTCAACTTTTCTTTTCTGTAACATAAGAGAATAGTAATCGCCATCAAATACTGGTAGTAAAGAGGAACTAACTTCTTTTTGTCCAGTAGAACCAGATAGTATAAAAGAAACCGTACCAAAATTATCTGAAGAACCATTATCTTTTAATCTAATTGCCCACCTGTCATCTTTTTGTATAAGAGTTTGATCTGAACCACTAACTGACCTAAATCTCAATTCTACAGTTTCAGGTTTTCTACCTGATATTGAATCATCAGACCAACTACTAGTTACATATTGTGCTCCTCTAAACCCAAGAGCCTTAGTAAATCGTCTTGATATTTCAAATGAATCTCGTTGTTTAGGTTCTTGTAATCCACCATACTCTTTAATTCTTAGTATACTTGATGGTATACCGTAAATATTTAATAAACCTTTTAATGAACCAATAGTACCCTTTGATTTTAATAGATATGGCATACTAGAGATTAATCGTTTAGTAATCTCTTTAGATACATCAGTTTCATTTGGTGAATCTAAAGAACCAGATGTATATAGGGAATAACTATCACCTTCTAATTTTTGACCAAATCCAGCTTGACTTAAATCTAATAAATCCTTACCATCGTTTGAATTCCATCCTAAAGATTTAGCTAAATTATAAATTAAATCTTTTGAAAATCCTTCTGTTAAATCTGATTGTCTATCAGTAATACTTGTCATAGCACTTATATAAGACCATAATTCATCAAACTGCTGGCCTATCATATCCATAAAATCTAAAAATTGTGAATTGTCTTTATCTTCGGAAATATGTTGTGGTAATAAATTAACTAATCTGTTTTCATTTTCAGTATCATAAAGTGAAGCACTATATAGTTGTCCTGTTTTACCTGGTATACTTCCATACCATGAAATAAAATCAGCATGTGAAGAACTTACTGGTACATACGGATCAGTATAAGTTCCACTTCCAGTTTTGGGCCATGATGAATTATAAAACTCACCCATAGAACTTGTAAGATATGTAGATATTGTATTATATAGATAATTTTCATACCCATCAAAATTGCCTTTTATATTTCGTATTTCACTACGATGTATTGAACTTTGAACACTACCACTAGTAACACCGACAAATGAAGAACTCAACGCGGTTTGTTGTTCAATTTGTTCAATTTTATATTTAAAATTTTCTAATCGTTTTTGAGCAGAAGAAAAATTTATAAAATTTTCATATTGAGAATACTCAATACTTAATTCAACTGGTTTATCACTACCACTAATAAATTTGTCAATTATATTTTCTTTTAACTCAGCATCAGTTGTAACTAATTGGTTGTAATTTTTTAATTCAGTTGCTCGTTTTGTAATAGGAGATGCATCAGGTGGTGTGTCTGGTATCTTTAATACCAATACATCTTCTTCTTGTTCATATGGTACAAGTTCAACGGTTTCGGTATACTGAGGTAATATTTCTCTTACAACATAAACATTATCTTTTTCTTCTAAATCTTCAGGTAAAGGTTCATATAGTTTGTAAATAATAGCATGTGGTAGTTTAGGAAAAGATTGAATATCAGATTTTACATTTGTAATTAGACTAAGTCTATCATCACCTAAGTGTAAGTATGTGTTTAAATTTCTTCTATCATTTATCTTATATGATATTGTCCAATCTAAAAAATCCACATTTGCATCTTTTCCAATACTGTAACCACTATTAGGATTAGTTTCTATAACATTACCAAGTTTTTCTTTATAATCATTCCACGATTGATTTATAGTAATTTTATTATTTTCAACAGATTCTATTTGTGCTGCAAATGATGTGTATGTCGCCTGTAATCGAATAGCACTAGTAGGTCGTGGAAAAATAGTAAGTGATATAGGTTCGAGTACATTAGTATAAAGCAATCGTTCAATTCCAGTTGTAGTTGTAGTTGTAGTAGTGGTGGAGCCTCCGGGAGTACCAGTTGTTCTCGATTCAGCTGTATCATCAAAAGATGGGCCTGATTCATTACCAAAAGCACCTTCACCCCCCTCTTGTTGTTCTATTGTAAGTGAAGCTAAAGTTGAAATACCAAGTGTTGCTCGTATTTGTATTTCTTGTGTCAAATCACTTTCTACAAGTCCAGATAAATTCATTGGGCTTCTTTGGTAAGTAAGAGTATTAGGATTTTGTATAGCAGAAAGAAGAAGATAATTACTATTAAATCCCGCCGTTGGATCATAAGCTCCTACCGGTTTAAAAAACCCTTTTAATTCAGTATCTATAATCTGACCATCATAAAGTACTTCCCACAAAATATATTCTATTCTTCCATCTTCAGCATTTTCATATGGACTTGTAATAGCATTTGAATTTGGATTTAAATTTATCTTAAATGTTGAATTAAATGTATTAGCGTAATATGGAACTTCATTGGGAGTTGTATTTTCATAGAACCCATCTATAATTTGATAATCACCTGTTATATTATCATCAATAACACTACCAATATTTACATTACCACTCAGATCAACTACATTTGCATAGTCTGTAGTGGAGCCTACTTGTTCTTCTTGTAAAGAACTTAATAATGGTAGTTCTATGTATTCATTTGCCATTACATTTTCCTTTTAAAAATCTCTATTACTTATAATACCTGGTAAGAAAATTGTTGATGTAGATTGTACACCTATTCCAGTAGCCTGTTGAACTGTCAATTTTATTCCAATAGATATTGAATTACTGGCTAAAGATAGTATAAGACCACTACCATCCGTAGAATCTGATGTTATTGCTTGGTATGGATTTTGAACTCCAGTAGGAACGGCTATAACTGAATCGGCTGAATCAGATTGTAAAATAAACGCACCACCATTATTACCTTCAGCTGGATATATAGTGTTAAAATCATTATCTTGTTGTTTAAACCAACCAGTAACTTCCCAAGTGTAGGTTGTCGGTATTTCTAAATTCGGTAGGGTAGAATTACTTCTTAAAATTATTGTATTAGGTCTACTCGCGTCATATTCAAAAACAACCGGTGCTGGGTTATTATTACTTTGTGTCATTCTATATATGTTTTTCATAACTTTAAATGTATCTGGAATATTTCCTTCACCATTGTAAGCTAAACTTACACCACTACCATAACCACCATATAACTCATCATCTTGTAAACCTACACCATTATTATTAAATATGTTATAAACTCTTTTAAAATATGGATCACCTAATTGATCACTATTTTCATATGGTACTTCAAAAAAACTATTTGCTCTATCGAGATAAAATCTAGCTCTCATATCACCTTCGGTTTCAAAATCTACAGGATCGGCACCAGGTGCGGTTGGTACTGGAATTGGTTCTAATTTAGTTACAAATGAATTATTTATACTAAATACACCACCCTGCATCAAAGGTAAAAATGTATTGGAATCATCAACAAATTCTATGGTAGTACTATTTTCTTGTTCATCTAAATTATTACCTGTAAATCTAAGTCTACTATCGAAATTTAAATTTGGTTTTACTCTCTTCATGGTTTTTTGTGCATCATAAAATTGACGTAAATATTTTTCATCGGATAATTTTTGTGGTGCTAATCTAATTTCATTTCTTGATGGGGATATTTCATGAATATAATATTTATTTTCTTTTAAAAATAAATCATTACCAATACGACTTACATCAACTGAATTCTGTGGATTAAATGCTCCTGTATAGTTATTTCCATTGGAATCTACTAATAAGTTTTCATATGAACCGGCAACCTTTCTTAAAAAATTATATTTAACTGTAAACCTACCACGATCATATCCCATGCGTCTAAGTATAGTTCCTGTTTTTAATTTTAAAGTGCCATCATCTTGTTTTGAATAATCATTTGAATTAACTATAGAACTTTCTAAAAAATTTTTATTTGTATCATATATTAAAACTTCAACAAAATCATCTACATTATCTAAAAATTCACCGCCTAAATATGAATACTCATTAGATGATAAATCTATAGTTTGCCCACCAAGTAATAACTCAGTATCTTTTTCTTTTAGTCTTGACATTATTCTGCAGGCTCCCCATCAGGTATTGTACTTAATTGTGATGTATTTAAAAGTTTTATTTTATTAAATGGTATACCAGTAGCATAATAAGCTTCTAAATTAACAAATTGTCTTTTTTGGTTATTTTCTATTAACCATTTTTTTGGATCACTTGCAAATTCATTTGTTACTATATCACCATTTATAATTCCATCTGGTAATGTTTCTGCAAAAGATGTCGTAGATAGCTCAGATATATTCCTATCTAAAACTTTATCCAAAGTACTATTTTTTATATTCTTAGGATATTTTTTACTTGTTTTTGAATTTGCTAAGGAACGTATATATTCAAAAATATCACCAGTTGTCGGTACAGTTGGCATCTCCGGTGGATTTGCCGCAGATGCACCAGCTAAACTTTGTTCGTAAGCTGTTATCTCAGCTGGGTCGGATAGTATGTTTCTAAATTGGTTATATTCAACTCCATTGCTTACTAGAGCAATATTTAATACACCATAAGTATCAGTTGTAAATGTACTATCTTCAAGTCCCAATCCCGTGTCAATATCTTCAAATGAAACAAGACTTGCATCATTGGGGTTTCTAAAAAAATTAAGAGCTGATTTAGCTACCCTATCAAGATATTCAATCTTTTTACTGTCGGTAAACTCCTTGTAGAAGTCTACATTTTTCAATTCATCTTTTGTATATGGCATTATATTTTAACCTTAAATGTAAATCCCTCGTCAAAGTATTGATCTGTTTCATCAACTGTGCCACTACCACTTTGTATTCTATACTCTAGTGTGTAGTACCTTTCTGGTTGATACCCATTTAAATCTAAGTTAAAATAATTACCACTAGTATCACAACTTATCATTGATGATGTTGAAAATCCAACAATAACATCATTAGTTTCTGCATCTCTTATAGAATAAAATGATGAACCACTTGGTAGATATTTTACACTTAAATTTGATGGAGTAGTTGAATATGACTTTTCAGGAAATCGCTCTCTACCAACAACTCTAAATTTAACCTTAGCATTCTCTTGATATTCTGGTCGTAAACCTTTCATGTAAATAACCATATCTTCTAAATTAGTAGATGATAATGGACTAAGTGAACCAGTACTCCACTTGGAATCATACCATACTGTTTCTAATGTTGGTGGGTATTTTGTGTGAGTATCAGATGAGAAAAAAGAAAAACTTCCTAAACTATCAGTACTACCTTCATCAACACTAGTATCTAAATTACCTACACTGCCACTTCTTTTAACCATAAACCCATGATTTACTAGTGGATCACTACTATCTAACCACTTGTTTACAATATCTGTAACATCCATTCTAAAATCACTACTGTTATGATTAAAACTAAGTTCACCTTCATATCCACTTCCACTAACCCAAGAACCACCAGAAGAACTTACCATTGTATCATGTCCCCATAAAGTTCCACTAGTTAGACCTTGAGGATAAAACCAACTACACCCTTCTTCAGTAATTGGATTATCATAAGACCTACCATCACCCATAGTCCAAGATTGACTAACTGGATACGCATATAAACTTTGTGAGGTTGCTAATGATGTTGGTTTTGCATCATATAAATTTAAAAAATATTTTGGAGTTGATATTACCCCATTGGATACAGACTTAGATATTTCAGTTAAGTCAAATTGAATTACTATACGAGATGAATTAACAACAGCTCCGGTATCACTAACATCTTTTCTAATTTCTAATATCTCATCTAATCCAGCATTTAAACTACCACTAGCTTGATATAAAGTTGAATCTTTGTCTGCGAATGTAAAAAAGTGCATCTATCTACTCCTGTATGCCTAGGTTGTCACCAAGAACCTTACCTCTAATATCAGAGTTGGGGTATTTAACTTCAAAAATACTCGGATCAAGTGATGGATATAAAACACCTTCTTTTAAAGCAGAGTTTATATCAAAAAAATTACCAGAGTAACCTTCTGCTACACTATATTTGTTTTGAATAACTATAGGTAGATTTTTTGGATTGTTTTCAGTAGGTGGGGTAATTGTAGCTACACCATCTACTAATGATATTTCATAAACTAAATCAGATACAACTATAGGTTGTCCAATTTGCCAATTGTCAATATTAAAAAAGTCTTGTATAACATTAACACATCTTAAAAGAACATCTTGCTTATTGAATCCAGCTTTAGTTAATATTGCAAAAGTAACTCCTATATTAATTACATACGCGTCCTTAATGTTTATGGCATCGGTGACCATTCTATATTGAGATAGATATGTTTTTAAATTTTTCTTGACGGTGTCACTTAATGTAGTTAAATTTTTATTGGAATCATATCCTAAAGTATACATATTCATAGCAAGAGGATTTGGTATTCTACCAGCCTGTAATGATAAAACAGTTGAACCAATGTCATTTTCAGTTATCGTTCTTTCTAATTCACCCACAGCAGAAGATTTATTCAATTGGTCATCTCCTACAAAGTGAACTTTAGATACTGAACCATATTTTGCTGGTAGAGAATAAGCTCTAACAATATAATCTTCTTTTGTAACTGCTCTTTGTTGTGATTGAAAATATGCTAAAGCACTTTCACGAACCTCTCTAACAGTTTGACCAGCCGAACCACCCTTTGCTGGTAATGGGTTAGAAAATGCAACAGAATTTTTTGAGTCTTGAACNNATGTAGCCGACAATAAAGAATCATTTATCTCATAAGAAACACTTGATATATCTGTAACATCACCTGAATTTACATTATCATCTAATCCACCACCAAATGCATATTGTATAGAAAGTGTTGTGTTAGATGGTGCCAATCCAAATGTTCTTGTTTTAAGAAAGTTACTTGGATCAAACGCTTCAGTTAGGTATGTTGGACTACCAGGTAAACTAGAACCAACACTAGTTGGATTAGGTATAACTTCCTCATCAGGATTATCGGATATACCAGCACCAAATCGTATGACAATTTTATCATTTTCATCTATAAAAGTCGTGAACCTACGAGATGTCTTTTTTAATTTTAAAATATATGAAGCGGTTTTACCATCTATCACCGAGGCCGGATCATTATCAACATTATTTTCCATATCTTCAAATATAGTATCTCTTGCTAATGAATCTACTTCATACCATTTATTACCATCACTATCCGTACACGAAAGTATTTCTATAACATCTGGATTAGATAGTTTTATCTGTGAATATTTTTCTGCCGAACTAAAATCAAAATACTCTGTTACTATTTGACCACTTTGAGCTTTAACTTGTTTTCTTAATAAAAATTTAGTTGGAGCTCCACTATCAGTTTCAAATATAGTTTGCTCTACTTGATTGGATAAATCTGAAGATTTAAAATTACAATCTTCTAAAGTACGAAACGTAGTTCCATTTGAAGATGCTCTCACCAAAGCTCCAGCATTTACATTAAGAGCATATCTATAATCTGCTTCATTATTTAAAGCGGGAACAGTTTGAAATACATCCAATGTTACTTCAGATGCAGAAGTTACTCTTGGTTTATACCCAAATGATTGAGCTATGTTATAAACATTTTGTTTTTCTTCTGCATATGCTAACAATGATTCTTTAAATTGTGAATCTATGTAGTATGAGAGAACATCACCAACATAAGCAGCCATCTCAATAAACATCATACCAGGTGATGCTTCATTAAAGTCATTATATGTATTTGGAAAATATTGTTTAGCAAATTCAATTAGATTACCTCTAAAGTCATCAAAATCTTTATTGAGATAATTTACTGTTTTTACTACATTTTTTTTTACACTTGTGCGGGCCATTTTAAATTCCTATTAATATGTTGTAGCTGTATACGATGTATCTAAAGTTACTGACTCTAAACTATCAGCATTTAAACTGGTAGAAAATGTTAAAGTAACAAATATTTTACTTACATCAGCCTCATCAGTTAGTACACTAACCTCTTGTATGTTTATATAAGGTAACCAAAAACTAACTGACCTTCTAATCTCTTCTTCAACTTTACCAGGTAACTCCGAATTATTCTGTTCAAAGCATATAGCTCTTAAAGTACTACCAAATTCAGGTTGATTTAATCTTTCACCTGGATGAGTTAGTAGTAAGTTTTTTAGATTATGAGACGCTTGTTGTAATGAATTTTTAGTTAATGCAAAATCATTATTATTATCCGATCTTAATGGAAAGGATAGTCCAACATATTTTCTTGGGTCAAGGTCAATTTCTTTTGCACTTTCAGCCATCTATAACGGCCCTCCTTTTTTCTTATCTAATGCTTTCATTAAACCACTATAGTCTCTTGTTAAAGCGTTGGTTACAAATTCTGGTACTTGGTCTACTGTTTTACCAGCCTTTTGTATTGTATCTACAGCAACCATGTCTCTTTTCATATCAGCTGATTTTCCATATCCTAACATTTCAGACATTTTTGAACTATCAAAAGCACTACCACCTAAAGTTGGATATTCATCTGATTGTGATTGTTTTTTACTAAGTCCAACAGTTTCATTTAAAACATCATTTAAAGATTTATTTTTAGTGTATGTAATATCTTCTTTTGGTTCTAAAACTGCTGGGATAACATCGGTTAATTTTGGTGAAGCTTCTTCCTTTATAAATATCTTTTTAACTTCTTTTTTCACTTCTTTACGAACTACTTCTGTTATTATTTTCATAAATTGTTTTTTATTCATGATAACTCCTATACTGTTTTTACGTTTTTACTTAATATTCCAGAACCATTTAATTTAACTTTTAAACTTGCTTTCAATCCTGTCATTTCAATTTTAAATGTAGTAGATGCACCAGTTGCAACACATGGCCCGCCTTGAACGCCTGGTGGGCTTATATAAAGACCTGAACTCTTACCATATGCCGCATCTACACCATCTACTATGTCATCTATCATCTTTTCTAAAAATTCTTTTAATTGATCACCTTTGACTACTGGTTGTAATTCAGTTGATTCTACACTTCCTAATTTTATATCAGTTGATATTATATCTAAAACTGGTGTATTAACATTGATGTTATTTACAGCTCTAAATTTTAAATTATCCCTACCACTAATAAATATCCCATTTGATTTTATTAGTATTTTTTTACCAGTAATTTGTTCCCCATCAAACTTTTCTTCATCAATATCCGCATTAAAGGGTAACCCATTATCTAACAAATAAATAGATGAACCATCTCGTTCTATATTTTCTTTTACTACAGCACCTTTTTGTTCTGGTGGTGTTTGTTGACCAACTCTTATTTTAATCATTGGTAAATTATCTATATGGTCACACCCAAGTTTTATGGATTGTCCAAATCTACCTTCATATACAACTTCACCTTCACGTACTTCAACTCTTCTAATATCCTTTCTTTCAAAAGTTTTACCATACTTAGGATTATCATCATATGAAACTGCTGCACCAGGTATAGAATTTTCATTAGGATTATTCTTTCTGTTAATTATACTTGTGTAATAATGTTGTCCATTATATTCTACTACAACAACGTGTTCACCTATCAATGGTATATTTGAAATGTTCGGCATTAAGGGTAACACTACACCACCTAAAATTGGTTGACTTGGTTCGTTGATAAAAGTACCTAATACCGCTCCATTATTTATTTCATCATTTAATAATACCTTTGAGACTTCAAATGCTTCTGTTTCATTGTAATCATATTGAGCTGCATTGACAATTTTTTTGATATAAGAACTTATTTGTTCTGGTGTAGCTAATCGATTTAATGGTACTGATGTGGTTAAATCCTTAGTTAGTTTTTTTCTCCAAGACATTAATTTACCTTAATATCTTTTTCAATTCTATTATGTATATTATCAGATTCTGTTTGTATGTCTTTTATTGTATCTTCTATACCACTAAGTAATTGTTGTTTTTCTTCATCTGATAACCCATACTCATCTTCAGCTCCAACCTTACCTTCAGCTGAAATAAGTCTTTGTACAATACCAGCCATCTTAACAAGTTGATCATCGTTCTTTACATTGATTTCAAGATACTCTTTTATCATTGGTACTATCTGTACCGCGGTATCTCCATCTTTAATAAATTGAACAAGTTCTTTTGTTAAAACATCTAATTGTTTTCTATTATATTCTGTGTTTTTGTAAATATCCTCAAAAAGTGATGATAGTGATTTACCTTTAAAGATTTCGTAGTCTATGCTCATTACTCACCTAAATGTTTTGATTCATATATAAATATACAATAACCTAAAAATACTGATATATAAATATATATCAAACTTATTTATGTAATACACTTATAATTATTACTGAGGATAGTTTTTTATCCTCATATTTCATAACTAACGGAGAATAAACATGAAGGAAGTAATAACAATGGTGAAGGGATATGTAGATGACATAGCTCATTTACTTTTGTCTCTTGTATCCATAGGTGCTGTATCTGAAGTAATATTTGGAAGTGGTATCTTTGGTGTCAATGTTATTGGTAACCTAACATCAATCATAAACCAATTCGGCCAGTCCGGATTTGCAGGGCTAATTGCCTTATTGGTGTTGGTGGGTTTATTTCGTAAGTAGGTACGAGATCGTTTAATAGTCCTAC